CTTTTAACAGCTCGTCCCACACCCGCGGCGTTTCAGCCACGCGAACCAAAACGATAAATCTGTAAAGGGTGATTTGATGGTCGGTGTTCGCTTCGCTGGAATAATTGTCCAGCATCGCTTTTGAAAAGCTCGGACAATTCATGGCTTCCGCCATTTCTACGGCGATTTGCTCTCTTGTTTTGTGGCTTTCTTTTAAAATCAAAGAAACCAGACGCTTGATTTTGCCACTCAAATCCACAGTCGCCGAAACAACCGCAGGACTGCGGACGGGATAAAACCGTTCAAACAAATCAAGCGTTTCCGTATCTTTGAATTTCTTTGACATCGCTTTAACCCTTATCGGCGT